TTGCCACCGCCCCCACATCAAAACACTGCTCCTGTAGTCCACCTCTCCCACTCCTCCACACCCAAGCGCACGAAAAAGCCGCCATGCGCACAGCAAGATAGCCAATGCGCACGGCGGCTGAAAGAAAGGATTGCCCGAAAGGATGGGCTTGAATATAAATAAAGGGAATGCAATGATAATCACTACATTCCCAGTCATCTTTTTTATAGTGCAGACATCGCGACCTGCCGATGTGGGCACTTATGAAAAACGTTGCTCAATAAATGAGCAACGTTATTAAAGAACGCCCCCCAAGTATGCTGCCTAAAAGGCAAGCCTGAAAGGCCTATTATCTTTTAGTTATAGAACTATCTTTTTACAACTGCAAAGATAAGCATTCATTTCTGACTGTGCAATATTTTTGAGCATTTATTTCCACATTTCTTCGTTTTCCCAATCTTCAGGGAATCCCATTGAAGATAAATCAAGTACGGCCGCATATTGCTGCAACAAAACCTTCAATCTCTTTCTAAACATAGAACGTGGTGTTACCGTCTGTAAGAAATAATTGACCATACACAATGTATAATACACTTTGTTGCGCCTAACCGTGTCAGGATTGCTTATCCACGTTAGAGTCCTTGAAAACTCCAATTTCTCTGGAACAATATTCATGTCTCGATTCCATAAGCGTGCATGGTGAGCACACAAGTTACGAATAAAATTAAGAGCATGAAGCCATGATTGAAACTCTTTAGGTGGCAAAGAAAAGTATTTTGCAATGCCTACGATATCAGCTCTTCGTTTCAAACCATCACAAATACGTGATAGTTGGTTGAAGTACATTATCTCTACACTCATCCATGAAGGTGGATTAGTAGGTTCTGAATAAGTTTCTCGATAATGCTGTATGAATGCTTCGGAACGATCATTGCGTAGTCTATCTTGAATGTGTTCTTGAATATCACTGAACACATCATCAGTGAATGTTGTCCCATTGCGTCTTCTGCATTGGCGAGGCTCTCTGAAAATGCTACGATTATCTTGCCAATGTGATCCGTATTTCAAACTCAGTTGAGTCACTATTTGCGTTCGTATGGCTACTTCAATTCGTTCAATCGCATCGAAAAGTAGCAATCGAAGTTTTCTATCAAATTTATACAAGTCATAAACCATATCCAAAGTTGTTCCATCTTTGAATAGGTCTTGTATAAAGCCATTCATGCACACCTTATACGGCAACATATATGCACTCAAACGATAATAACTGATATTAGCCAGCAATCGTTCGGCTTTCTTTTTGTTTCCTATAATCAAGCCTCGTGATTCAAGTAGTTTTACTTGTTCTGAATAGTTGAGAGGTGGTTTATTGTATCTTGCCATTCTATTTTTTTATTTGCTTGCAAAGTTAAACAAATACACTGATTTGTTGAAGTTGTTATAAATGTTATCTCACTCCCCCCACCGAATATCCATAAAAATCATGCTGTGGGAACTTCTCACACCCAATATACAGCGTATCGAAAGCATCAGTGCCATCGGTGCGATGCTCCAACAAGTCCTCCTCTGATTCGGGATTCTTCTCTGTGGACTTGTTTTTGCGAAAGCCGTTTCTTCCACGTTCCACGCCAGCCGATTGCACCGCAAGAATAAGGTCATCATTGTTCTGGCGATTGAAGTAAGGCATCAAGCGTTGCTTGCCTGAAAAACCTTGGTTGATGAGCAAGTACTTTTCATCATGTCGCATGGGGTTGCCAAGATACACATCTTGCACACTCCAACCGTGGCGTTCAAACTCATGCACCACTACCCAATGAAAGTCTTGGTCATTCACCGCATAGTTCGAGCCAAGAGCCGTAGCATCATAATAGTAAACAACACTATGGTTCGGATGCGCAGCATAGTACGCACAGAAGTCGGCAATCAGCGCAGGAATCTTGCGCTCAAATTTCACGTAAAAGGACTTCAAGATATTTAAACGATTCCCACGCGGTTGCCCACACACAATCCAGTTGATATTCGCATTATAGTCCATACCAATGCAGAGCGGAGCCATCGGATCCAGATCCGCATCAGTGCGACAATCCAAGGACGAATGAAGCGAGGAAAAGTTGCTCAGTGAGCGAATAGAATACCGCTCCTGCTGTGCCTCTTCGATAATGCGGTCATATCCCAAACTATCCAAGTAGGAGAAATCCGAAGCATCATACTTGTGCCACTCCTGCATAGAAGAGTAAAAACCATCATGCGAAATGCCAATCTTTTGACAGAGAATAGACGTTTGAAAAGTTTTAGGCGTCAAGTCGCGCTTCATTTGGCGAATATACTCCTCACCGAGCAACTGCAAGTTCTCGAGGGTGGAGTATTCTTTGTAATAGACTGCCACACTGCGCATCTTGTTCAGCGATTGGTCGAGCCACTTTAGATAGCTCGGCAAGTAAGCAGGCACAACTTGATGTGCCGCTTTCAAATCAGCAATTCGCTGTTTGGTCTGCCAAATCTTATAGATAGTACCTTTGATGGTATCAATCAACTCCTTATCCATCTTCTGTTCATAGTGCAGGAACCACGAACCCTTCGTGGTCTGAGGCATATCACTCAAAACCATCATCGAATGGTTGAACGAGTGATGCCCGAAGTAAGAGCGAATACCACCATTGGCAGGCAGCGTTTCATCCTTCAATTTATCATAATCAATAAACTTCGCTTCATCAATCAGGAGCCAAGAAAGCGTCAGCGAGTTCGACGAGCCAGGGCGGTCTTGGCTAATGATGATGGCGACAGAGCCATTATAGAAAGTCACCACATGCTCATAATCCGCAGGTTCCGTAATAGGCTTAGAGAAAGAGCGCGGAGGTTTACGTCCCACCACATAATGCACACCCTTGATGTAGCCCCAGCGTTTCCAAGCAGCAAACAGACCGGGCAAAGTGTTCGTTAATCCATGTTTAAAAGTTGGCACGACAATTCCTCCCGTGCTTCCCGGCATACGTTGCATATTGCGCAGCACAAAAGGCGAAGCGATAGAATCCGTCTTGCCCGTGCGTCGCCCAGCCACAATCACGGTGGTTTTGGCACCGATGTATTGTGTCAAAAGCTGCGGTTTGTTGAAGTACACACGGTTGGCGTGTGCCTTGCTTTCTTCGTCCCATAATGACGTATCCACACTATTCTTCTCCTTGTCCATCATTATCCTCCTTAAAGATTTCATCGAGCGGCAAATCTGCCTCTTCATATTCCACATTCTCCGTATCGGGGTGCGTATCAGAAAGCTCACGGGTGAGTTTGCGAATACGCTCATCAATGTTTGGCACAGGATTGATGCCCACCACACGCGGGTCGGTGGTGGGAAAGAAAGGCTGCACCACAATCATGTGGTACGGCACACTCTGCTCGTCCTCAATATCAATGCGGTTAAACTTGGCATAGCTCGTAGCCGCTTTCTCCATCGTCTTTGTGTCCTTGCGTTTCTTCGCCATCTGGTACGTTTCGAGGATCATCTCGTTGTAGCGCCATCGATGAAAATCACGTGAAGCCTCGCCCATATTGGGCAGAATGGCTTTCACGATTTTCAAGTCCGCATACGCAGTAACGAGCGACAACCCGTAACGGGTTCGCTCCTCGTCCACAAACTGGCGGTCCTTGGCATCGGGATTGGCAATGGACCAAGTGACCATGTCGCGCAATCGAAGCAGGTGCTCTACCTGCGATTGCGCATATTTCTGCAAAAGTTCCTCTTTGGCAGTATAGAGGTCGGCTTTAGCCGCCTCTACGATGCTTGGTAATGACATATATCAAAAGGAATGTGTATATTTGCAAGCAAGGGCAATTCACCAGAGTACGTTTCGGACGTAGGGAGTAGGATTTTATTCATAACTCGCTGGCTTGATGCCCTTTTCTTATTTGTTATTCATCATCTTCCATGTCCAACAAATTGTTGCGCGTATTCTCCAAGGCAAGCGGAGAACCCACATAAGCCAACTGCATCTCCTGGTGCAGCAGTTTCACACGTGAAGCCGCCTTGCCACGGTGGTAACGCCTTGATACCTCCGTGCTTTTGTCGGCAATATCCTCGCGAAGCTGGGTTGCCGATATGCCGAGAATGACCGCCATATCAGAGATTTTAAGATAGATGGAAGCGTATTGTTCGATTTGGGTAAGTTGTTCTTCGGTGTAGTCCATAGAAATAGCATTTTCTGTTATAGGGGATAGAATAATCTGTTACGGGAGAGCGTTTAATCATTCGCTCCGTTCTGCGTGAGCCTCTGTGCAAACAGGTCATTCAGTGGCACAGAATGGTTTCGTATTAAGTCCGTCACCTGTCCGTGCAAGGCAGCGAAAATCGCCTTGTCGGTAGAAATAAACGTAGACTCGTGGCGGTTGCCTCGGGTCAAGTTCTGCGAGGTGACTACCGAAATGGTGTCACCCGCTTCACTCTCCACCAGCAAGATCTTCGAGTGGTTATCCGCGAGATAGGTACGTTTCATCACTTGGCAGATGAACGACCAGAGTTTCAAGGTTTTGTTTGTAGCCTTGTGATCCAACACCAAGTTGAACTCCAACACCTTGCCTCCCTTTTCGATAAAGAAGAGTCTTCGCAAGAACTCTTCCGAAATGGAAAACGAAGTTTGCCATACCTTAGCCTTGCCCACCTGTTGCAATATCCACTCCAAGACATCTGCCACCTGTAACGCATTGGTGAGATACGCCTGGTTGGGCGTATCTGCCAATGGCTTTAAGTAGTCGGAGATAGATGCCGAGCGTTTCATGCCTTCTTGCTTTTCTTCGCCTTAGGTTTCGCTTCTGCCTCTTCTGCACTTTCTGCCGTTTCTGCCTTTGTCACGAAATGGTCATAAACGTTCCAATTGTCGTGCAGCTTTTTATCTAATTTGATAAATTCTTTGAGGAAAGGATAGCGGTCGGAGTCCGCACAAGTGGAGTCCGTCGTGCTCATCGTGCGGAGTTTCAAATGAAGTTCACGCATACGATGCACCAAATCAAGGTTCTCGACATAGAGCGCCTGGATTTCTTCGGGCAGCGTGTCATGGTCAGCTCGCTTACCAGCTTTGAAATTCTTTGCCTCATTGTCATCGCTCTTGAACTCGGTATGCTCTTTTACTATCTCCTCGACAGCGTGCTGCATCTCCTTGACCTGTTCATGCGTCAATTCCGACAAGCGGAACTCCAAGTATTGCTGGAGTTTGCCTTCAATGAAGTTAGCCTTGCCCTCAGGGTTCACACTGAGGTTGCGATACATGATTTTGTTTCCTGTCAGTTGCAGGAGCATCAAAGCGCCCTCGTCCCAATCGCGATCCTCACGAGGCAGGGAGAGCCATGTTTGTAGTTTATTGGTAAATTCTTTGTCCATAAGAGGTGTAGTTTTAAGTTTGGAGGTTATGAGGTTATAAAGTCAGCATCACAACTTATTGTTGATGCCCGTGAAGAACACACAATTCTTATGATGTTCAAGCAAGAGGTTTTTCATTGCTTTGAGCGTGGAACCCGTAGTTACAAAATCATCGAACACGATGCAGTTCTGCTCACGTGGCAACACGTTGAGCGAGAACACTGCCCCAATACGCTTTTTGCTATGGCAATGCGCCACATCTTCGTAAAAGGGAATGGATAGCAAAGCTGCTATCTTCTCACTTATTCGTGTGGCAAAGTTCTTGACCAAGTGCCTACGCTTGGGCGTGGTGACAATACACCAATTCCCATGCTTTAGTTCATTGCCCAAAATGTCGGCAATGAGTGGAGCCACATTCTTCGCAAAGAAGTCCACCATGTTGTCGTCACCCTTTATCTCGGTTAATGTGCGCCCATAAAGAGACTTTTGCCAAAGCGAGATAAAGAACACATCTGCCCTTCGTGTGATGCGGACTTTACGGGAGAAGTCGCAACGCGCTTCGACCGACTTGTCCCAAGCATGGCGTTTTTGCTCGGCAAAAATGTCTTTGCCTTGGGCAAATTTTGTTTCCTTGCTTTCCAAAGCAAGCGGGCACGAAAGGTCTGGGACGTTGATCTCTTCTAAGATTTCCCCCAAATCAATCATGCCCGCGTTAGGATTATGCTGCTTCGATGTCACCTTCTTCCGTTGTGATAGTTCCCTCGTAGAAAGGCGCAGGACATTCGTCCGTAGCTTCTACCGCAATGGTGGTGCTTGTGGTACCAGTGGCACCCTGTCCGAGGTCCTGTGCCACCGTGGTCTTAGTAGTCCAAGCTTCGGATCCCACTACACGGTATTTGCCCTTCATATCTTCTACAAGGAACACATTGTCATTGTTGTTGAGATAAGCAGCAGCGGCACTCGCCTCTGCGCCCACCCCAGGGTGAACAGCAGTCAGCTTGTTCAACTGCGTCTGACTGGGCAACTCACCCTGTGCCTCCGAGGTGAGTTGCGACTTTTCGGGCAGAATGTCGATATACTTCCACTTGACATCAGCCTTTAGGGTAAAACTGCCCGTGTACGTGGCAGCAGTTACCCGTCCGTTCTCGTCACGTGGAAGTGTGGGCCATTGGGCAATGTCGCCCTTGGAAGTATAATAGATACGGCGACGAACGCCGGGAAGCTCAGGCGTGCCTTGGCACCAGCCGAGCGACTTTTGAAGAGATGTGCAAGTCTTTGCCATTTTTCTGAAAATATTTAGTCTGGATAGCAGGCAAGCGCGAGGTGACAATCAAGATAAATTACCACCGCGCCCACCTTTCTCCACTGATTATCAACCTTGTTCAGCCAGTTCAATAACCTTCAAGCGTCGCTTGTCAATGCTCTCGAACTGCACACCAAAGAACATGGTGGCAATGTAAGAAAGCACAAACGGCTCAAAGCGTTCCACATCAACACTTTCGATGTCGCCCATCTGGTCATAGCCATAAAGCATGTTGATTTTGGGTGACACGTGCATGAACTTCGAGTCCGACTTGTTCCACAACGGGCAGAAAGTGAGTTTACCATTAGAACCCTCCACCGTGGGTTGGTTGTACTTCGTGTTGTATGGAATAGCCGAGTGCGTGAGCAAATAGCTCTCGTTGTACATATCCACGAAATCCTGCGAGCAATACAGGAAAAGTTCCTGTGAGCGCAAACGCGGGTCGAGCGAAAAGAGAATCTTTTTTGCCACATCAACCGCGTTGGCTTCCGTTATCGCCTTGTCCAGTTTCAGATAATTGCCATGTTCCGCAGCAATCGTACCCGCAGTGACTTCCTTTTGCGTGATGGTGTCAAAACCATCGAAAAGGTCCATTGTGGTATCACCATCCGCATTGCGAGTGCCTTTCCAAATCGCCATGTTCAGGTTTTCAGAGAGCGACTTGGCAATCAGTCCCAGCACCTCGCGAGCTGTGGGCGTAGACTTCTGTCCGTCTCCCTTGGTGGCACCTGTGCCAAGCAAGGTAGAGATGGCCGAGTTAGGTTCAAAGTTAGCCACTACCGAACCGAAGAACGTTTCCAAGGTGCGGTAGTCCAACTTCAAGTTGGCATCTGTCTTGCGAGAGGGCTTGTAAGGAGCGAACTGTGCCCCAGCAGTGAGCGTACCCACACTTTCCTTGTAGCGAATACCTGGGCGACCTGTCATGAATTTGAGCGTTTCCTCGCAGCCGATAATCGGCAAGCGCAGGAACTCGGAGCGGTACTTGCGTGCCGCGTCCTTGTATTCTTGTAGGGTGAAAGAGAATTTTCCAGCCATAGGAATGAGTTTTAAGTTTTGGGGTTATGAGGTTATAATGTTAGTTTGGAGTTTTAAGGTTATGAGGTTATAAGATTACTATGGCAAACTGTCATAAAGTTTGCGTGCCGTTTCGCCAGCATTGATAAACTGTTCGTAAGCTGTGGGTTCGTGGTCCTCATGCTTCTTGTCATCTACGATGGCGGTGGTTGATGCAGCAGGGAGGTTGGCCACTTTCGCTTCGAGCGTCTTGTTTGCTTCATCGAGCGACTTGTTCGTCTCGGTGAGCTTTTTGTTCTCGTCCTCTGCATTCTTAACCTTGATAGATAGCTCCGCTATCATATCGTGGTTGGCTTGCAAGGAGCATTCGATGTTATCCATCTGTTCCTCGGTGAGCGTCACCTTTCCTTCTTCTACGGAAAAGTGCTCGCAAGCAAGAAACTTGCAAATGTGTTTATAGACCTTGTTCATAGGTTTCGGGGTATGTTGATTGTTTACTTGTGTTGGTTTGAAAACGGCTGCAAGCGCTTGCGCCATCTTTTGAAAGAACGTCTCTTCCGACTTGCTCTTAGGGACGTTCGGTAGCGGAATGCCATTCGCCTGAAAATCGGCAGCGAGAGAAGCCGTGAGCACAGGAGCCGTTTCATCCTCGAACTCTGTCAGTTCATCTACAAAGCCCCAATCCAGAGCCTCTTGTGCGGTAAGCCAGCCGCCCACCTTCATGAGGTCAAGCAAAGCCTTTGGCTCTTTCTTGCAGCGCGTGGCATACATCGTAGCCACATTTGCGTCCATCTTTTCCAAATCTGTCTTGGCTTTGCCGAGATTTTCAATGAGCTGGCTCATACCCGTGGCATTGAGATTGCCATACTCAAAAAATGGAAGCGCACATTGATGCACAAGATACATGGCAGACTTGTCCATGGTGATGTGCTTGGCACCCATCGAAGCGATGGTGGCAGCACTCGCGTTCATGCCCACAAAGTGCGCATGGACATTGCCATGCCGCTTGAAAGCAGAAGATATACTCAATGCCGTGTTGAGCTGTCCGCCTGAACTGTCAATCAGCACCGCCACCTCCTTGTCGGGGTTCTTGCCCAGAATATAGTCCACGTAGTCAGCATCAAAGTCCCAGCTGCCCACATAGCCTTTTAAATGAAGTTGGTATTTGTTCTTTGCCATAATCGCGTGTGTTATTTATGGCAAAGATATGCGCACATATAAAAAGCAAAAAAGACAGGTGGAACCTCACGGCTGCACCTGCCCATCGTTCAAAAGTATAAATTTATGAAAATGTTGCGTCAGAGAAATTTTTGTTTCGCGCTTGCGCGAGACCATTTTCGTTGTAACATTTGTAACATCTGTAACTTTTTCTCAACTACTTGATTTTCAAGCGTTCTGAAAACGCTAAAAAGTTACTCGCTGTTACAAATACCCCCAAAAAGTTACAAAATCAAGGGATTTTAGCTCGAAATCGGTATCAAAGCCACCCGATTTGAGTAGGAAACCGTGTATTTTGCGGTATTGGCGTCACCATCAGGCAACCCTGTGGTTTGTTCCTTTTTAACAAAAGGAAAAGGCGCCTCCCTTGTTCCGATAAGATATTGCTCCCCATTCACACTTGTCACCACAAAGCAAAGATTGCTCGATGGCAAGTTTTCGGGAGAATAGAAAGTCAGCGTAGCCGTTTCGAGCGTGCTGTTATTGTCAAACTCCGTTTCCGTTTCACAAAGCGCAGTGCGCTTGTTGAACGGAACAAAAGAAAGCCGAGCAAAGATGCCCACTGGCACCTTCGCTATCGCCTGCAAGGTGATGTGCGGTGTGAGAGCTTCAGCCGATACGTATGCAATATGGCTGATACCCGGCAATCTGTTCATGTCTAACTTCGGTATTAACAATTATGTTCTACAAACTTTTGGCTTTCTGCTTGTGACTTTTCAGCTTGCTGTTGTCGGGTTCTTTTTCTACTCTCGTTTGAGAGGTAGTTCTTGCGAAGTCGCTGATAAGCCTTCGCAATGCTGTCCCAACAAGTACCATCCTCCTTGATGCCCCGTTGCTCCATATACAAATAGATCAGTTCCTTTTGTTGCTGACCAATATGCCCGAAGTCGTGCAGGAAGTTCCAACAATCCACGGCAAAAGCATTCTTGATGTTATCAAGCAATGCCTTCTTGCCCGTGGGAGAGATATAGTTGTAGGTACGTGGGTCGCGTGCCTTGGAGTAAGGAATGCAAATAGCCACCTCGTCCTCCTTTTGAAGCGGAGGAAAGAAGTCATCGGGCTGGCGGCTTTGTGCCAACTTTATCAACTTCGACTCTATGCTACCTTGCCTGAGCACCACTGGCTCGGAACCGCTGTGACGGTGAACGAACCATTGGCGCAAATACGATGGCATTTTTATGTAGACAAGATAGTCACTCATGGAGTACAGTTAGGGTGTTTGAAATGCTGCAAATATACACCTTTTAAGTTGTACTGGAGATGATGTATATCAAGTATTTCTATGTATGTATTAAGTAATTAAACTTATTTAGTTGGTTGGTTAATGGTTCCCCGTAAGACAATCCAAAAGAGTTTCAAAAGAGGGTTTCAAAAGGAACGGGGCTTTCACCCCGCTCCCGTGTTTTTAGTAATTGTTGAAGACATGACCATCGCAGAAGGTGTAGTCCGTCATGAACAAATCCCTTGCATAGCGTTCGTAATCGAAGTAGAAGGAGAGATTACCCATCATGCTGTCCAAATCGTAGCACTCACTGATGATATAATCGGCAAAAGCTTCCTCCGAATCAAATTTTCCCACGTAGTGATCCTTGGCGTGGGCGAAAGAATCATCACCTGTACATTCGTAGTAAGCATCGTAAACCTCGCGCTCATCTTCAGACAGCTGGCAGTATTCTATAATCTTGTTGAATGTATCTTCCCCTGGGCAGCTCTCGCAATACCATGCTTCGGGGAAGCCTTGATAATCTTGAAACATGAACTCAGGATCATCTTCGTCATCGTGCAGCAGGGCACATATTTCAAGGAACTCATCGTAGCTGTCGAATGCTTCCAGATCCAGCCAAGCTCCGTCCAATGAGCCATTGTTGTACTTCTTGTACGTGCCGCAATAAACAGCGGGCTGATCCCATAGGTGTTCAACGAGGTAAGGCTGCAATTTTTCTTCGCGCTCTGCTGAGCCTAACTTTAATGTTTGAAGAGCTGATGTGGTGTTGTTAGTGTCCATTTCTTAATAGAATTTGAATGTGAAACTTTAAGTGATGTCCTCCGGGTGAGGACTTTTTACGATGCGAAAAGAATGCGAGAGGAAGTGAACACAGGAGCAAGTAATGGCAAAGAAAAAATCTGAAATACCTCCTTTTTATGAGGCACGAAGAAAAAGAAGGAAAGTTGTCGGATTTTTTGTGCAGCCATAGCAACGCGGTACTTGTCCGTTCACGCTCGCATTACCTTTGCATCAGGAAAAATCTCTCCGCCCGTAGGCCGTCACGGGTAAACAATCAAATCAAGAAATGGGCACGACACCGCAGAAGTTCAAACATTAAAGTTAGGTTCGGCAGAGCGCTCCATGAATGCAGCCTTACCTTGTTGAATGCCTGTGGGTTCAGCCTCCATAAAAGGCACGAACAAGAAGTACAACCTTGACATGGGAGATTGGCGATAAGGATTTGTACGTTTTCGACAGCAGCGAGGAGTTCATAAAACCGCCCTGCTGCATGATGATGAAGAGGGTACCGCCACCGCTTTTAAGATGAAAAGGCTTCCCCAAAGCATGGTATTGAGAGAAATGTTACAAGAAATTACATTCGATTACAAGAAATGAATACTGTTAGATGTCTGAGAATGAGAGTGTTACAAATGTTACAAATGTTACAGCGATTTTTCGCCCTCGCCACGCATAAAGGAAAATTTGAGACGGAGGAGGATTTTGCCGATACCATTGTTCCGTGCTGCGATTGGATAGCATGATGAGCATTCTCTCCTTCGATAACGAACGCTTTGCATGGGATTAGGACGGGCTGCACCTTTTGCGATGGTCATGTACCTCTAAAACACAA